ACCCCTTACTCCCTTATCTACAAAAGGGCCGTAATCTTCCATTAGAAAGTCTAATAAGAAAAAGTTAGGCTCTGTATCTACTTTATAAGTAATAGAGTTGTATAATGGGCCGCCACCTTTATTACCACCAAACCTATTTACATCTTTTGTAAGGTTGCTTTTAGATTGCTGCACTACATACTTTCCGTAGTCGTTTAATATTTTAGTTAGGTTAGTAGTATCCATTAGCAAATGTATATATCGTTATAAATCATTATATCCATAGTAGCTGTCCAGCCTGCTAATTGGTTTTCAAACCTATCGTAAAAAGGTTGTAAGCTAGGGCTACCATCAAGCTGATACATTTCAGTATATAGATTGCCTTTGCGTAAGCGCTGTATAAGCTTATTAAGTACTGCTAGCTGCGTGTTTAGTATATCTTGTACGTTATTATTACCAGTAAATCTATCTACTGTAAATTCCTTAGATTGGTTTACTATATCGCATGCTAAAATACTTATGTTAAACCTAAGTACCTGCTCCTCATCAACAACGTTGTTTATTATAATATGGCCTAAAGGAAATATATCTTGTTTATTTAAATTAACATCTGTTATATCCCCAGTAGTTACTGTGTTAATATTCTTGTCTTGCAGCAACTCTGTTTTAATAGTTTCTGTTAATTGATAAAAACCCCTTACTCCTTGATTTGCCATTATTTGAATTTATTTTTTATTTGTTTAGCTTCTAGCTCGTTTTTGTCTTTCATAAAGGATAGCATCATAAAGCATTCATGCACACCTAGTTTAGTGATATCTTCAAATCTTCTAATATCTCCGAGAGCGAGTCCGTAAATTGATTGATACCAACCCCATTTTTTTGAGAATTGAGAAACTGAATCAAGGTTTCGTTCTGAGTTTCCTCCAAATAACTCGTCATATTTTTCGACAAGTCCAGTCCTAAATTCCACAAAAAAAAAATACTAGACATAACCGCATCCATAGGCATATTAATAATAGCGCTCTCTGTACCTACTCTATATTCATCAATACTATACTTATCTTTTACACTAACTAGCACAGGCCTGTATAATACATTCATAGCCTTTTCCATGTTTTCCCAATCGCCTATATAAGTATCTAAGTCAATATACTCGCCTAGTGTTAATTCATCTAGCTGTGGCTGGAAACCATACTCCACACCGTTTAGCTTAAAGCGTTTTATTAGCGCTGGTTTACTGTTAAATAAACCGGTAATAATACTTACTATTTCTTCACTATCTTTTAACTGCAAGTGCATTACACTTTTTAAATCTACATTACAAAATATCTCTATCATTTTAGCGTTTAGGAATCTTTCATCCTTAACCTTTTCTTGTATTTTTAAATAGCGTTTGTACTGCTGTAGTGTAATATCGTTTAACGAGCTAGGTATTGTAATTTTCACTTTCATATATATATAACGTTTTTATTTGCCTTTTTTATAGTCTGTAATTTAAGAAAAAAAAAAGCAGCTATTTCTAGCCACCTTTTTAATTAGGTATTCACACCCTTACAGCATGTCTGCTTCAAAGCAGTTATCGCTGCAATAACCTTGTTTGTGTATTGGTGTTTCACAATGCTGGCAAACATAGTCCGGCTCATTCCAGCCTCTATATTCGTGTTCCATGTGTACTAACCAGTCATCATAATTCATATATCAAATATTACAGTCATTAATACTCTGCCTATAAAATACGTGGGTATTACTATAAACATTATTGTTTCTAGTTTTTTAAACTGTTTACCCAGCTTAGCTGCTTTGCTTACTTTTTTCATTTGTTGTATTTTTTATATAAATCTCTTAAATAGTTAAACTGGTCTGTTTCATTACTATAGCATACTAAGTAATGTTTTTTAGTTATTTTCTCTATTATTGGAAAAGCTAATCCATCTACTGCCGTATCTATCCTTTTTAAAGCTCTTACAGTTACAGCGGTGTAAGGGTTAAACTTAATACTATTATTATAATTTAGTATTCCTAAACATTGGTATATTCTTTCAGCTTTAATTATATCTATTTTGTAAGTGTTATTTCTTAGGTTTTTAATAGTTGAGCCAATACCCTTGCCATCATGCAGTAGAGTTATAGCGTTTATTTTACTAAACTTTTTGCCTGTTTCTATAAACCATTTACTAGCAATACTTAAAGCTCTCTTGCAATCCTTATCTCCTTTTAGTGCGTTTTTATTACAAAAATCTAAGGCAGTCCATTTCTTACTAATCTGTAACTGGTCTATATTATCCTCTGCTGTATCCCTAGATATAATATAGGTTACTGGTATTTTAAGTTCCTTAGCAGCTTGCAGCCTGTGTTGGCCATCTATTATGCTGTTAGTTTTATTAACCAGTATAGGCATTTGCAGGCCTATTTCGTTTATAGAGTTTTTAATCCTTTGCAGGTTGTTTTTGTCTAATTCTCTGTTCCCAATTACTTTATTAAAAATTGAGTAGGTGTTTGTAGTTTTTACTTCCATTTTAGTAGTCTTTTATTAATATTAAATCTAATTCATCAGCTACATAGTTTATGTGCTTTTGCGTTGTTTGACTCCAGTAACCTAATTGTAATAAATCGTTACCTTTAATCTTAGCTACTATTGTGCTGTAGCTCCATACGTTGTTTCCTTGTATGGCTAAATTTTGTTTGTACTTGTCAAGCTTTCTCATTTTATTCTGTTTTACAAATTGCTTAGTTGCAATCATACTGCAATATAAAACAATTCAACTTATAAACAAAACATTTAATAACTTTTATTTAGCTTATGGTGTAACGGCCAAAGTTAGGCCTGCTTAAAATAGAGTAAGTAGCGTAGCGGCATGGGTCGATAATGTGGTTATGCTTATCCTCAGGTATATTAACCAGCATACCGGCTTTATCCTCTTTCCACTTGTAGTTTCTAAACTCAGCTATTGCATTATGTGAGCCGGATAGTATGTGTATTTTATAGCGCTTTAATAAGTCTATGCCGGCATTAACAGAATCCTTACCCTTAACACTTGGAAATATATTATGGCCCATTCTACGCAGCTCGTTAATTAAACGTGGCTCTGCGCTATCAGCATATATAGGGTTATTTAATAGCTTTTCTTCTTTTAGAAATGTATTTATATCGCTAGTAGTCATTTGTGTTCTATACAGGTGTTCTTTAATGTATAGGCTGTGGCCTAGCGTGTAAACAGATACTAAGGTTGTAGGGTCATTTGTATAGCCAAAGTCCATGCCATAAGCTATAAGGCTTGCATCTACTGGTATCTCTGTCGTTTCAATATACTTAAATATAGTGCTTCTACTAGCTGTTCTTTCGCCTAAGCCGTACACCTGCCAATACTGCTCATCTGTATCTTTAAGGCGTTCTATCTCTGCTATAATGCTATCCTCTACAAATGGGTTATCTAGGTAAGTGGTTTTAAAAAACGCACAGTCATCTCTAGTTATTACTTTATCATATATCCAATGGTACTCATCACTAGGGTTAAAATCTAGTATAATCTTATCCTGTGTTCTAAATAGGAGCTGCTGCCAATCTTCAAAGTATAACTCATTGGCTTCATTAATAAACAGTAAATCCCTTTTACGCCCTCTAATCTTTTGTGGCTGGTCAAGCGATATAAACTCTACTAAGTTGCCAAATAAGCTGTATTCTGAATTACTGCGATTATGAAAGTTTTCGTTATATATATTATGCTCTTTTAATATACCCATGAAATCCCTTAGCACAGTAGCACGTAAGCTAGGAAAGGTTTTCCTACATACAGTAATTATCTTACCTGTATTATTAGTGCAGTATTCAAATATAATCCAAAGTATGATATTATAGGTTTTGCCGGAACGTGTACCGCCCTGCTCTACCAGTATCTTTTTATGGTTATCTAGTAAATGCTCATAAACAACGTTAGTCTTTATCTTTAGTCCTTCCAATTATTTCTATTTGAAAATTAGTAGGCATACCCTCAGCACCGGTTATTTCTTGGCGTTCTACATAACCCCTGCCTTTGCCTTTTGTCTTTAAATAAAATATAGTAGCTGCTGTAGAGTTAGCTGATATTTGTTTGTGTAGCTGGCTTTCTGCAAAGTCTAAAGCTACGTTTTCTATATCCCTTACATCTTTTGCAAAATCCTTATCCTCTTTAAGCCACTTGTAATATGTGCTTCTAGGTGTTTCAGATTTCTTACATGCTACTGTAACAACCCCTAAGCTTTGCTCTAAGGCTTTTAATAGTGCTTCCTTTTTTATGTGTCTACTTTTGTTCATATTGATAGTATTAAAGTTATAACAAGTCCTACAATACAAATGCCAAAAACAGTTAAGCTGCTTTCGTATTGTTTATCGCTGCGGCCTTGCCTTGACCTGTACTGTCTGTGTTTTTTAGTTTTCATAGTTTTTTATAAATTTATTAAATGGTTCTAATACGCAGCTTGATAGTTCTATATATGTTTCCTCATGCTCTGGAAAAGTGTGTATAGCAAAATGACTTTCACTTAGTAAAAATAATGCTGTATATCCATACGGTTCAAAATGCTTTTCAGTTAGCTCTAATACCTCAAAACCACTTACAGTTAATAAATTATTAAAGTATTGTTTTAATACTGCTGGGCGTGTTTCATTTATCCATACTGCAAAATTATGTATTTGTGCTTTCATCAATTATAATGTTTTTAAAATCTAGTTTTTTATATGTTTTTTTTATTTCTTTTGGGTTACCCTTGTAAAATACTAATACGTTTTGATGGCATTTCCCTACTTTTCTATGGTGCATGTAACGGCCTACTCTTTGCGGCAAAGTACCTAAGCTTTCTGCTATTATCATTTCGTTATATAATTTAGCTCCATTTTTAACAAACATAGCTTTTACATCATCTACAAAACCGTAATAAAAGCCGTTCTTATCACGTATATCTCCTACAACTATTACTGCAAACCTATTTTCTTTTAAGCAGGTTAAAGCCCTTGTAAATGCGTTGTCTAGTATTTTTAAAAAGCTTTTATATTCTTTTTGGTTACTGGCATCGTTTTTTAAGTCTGAATATACTTCTAAGTCAAAATATGGCGGACAGCTAAATAGTAAGTCTTGCGTATTTGGTTTTATGTGTTTTAAAACGTTTTGGCCATCATCGCAAATGTATTTGCTTTTACTGCCTTTTAATCTTTGGTTATTTAAATCTGTTTGTTCCTGCCTTAACTCTATGCCGGTAAAAGTATTTCCCAGCGCATCACTTACATAGCCAAAAACACTATCCCCAGCAAAGCAATCAAAAGTATTACAGTTATCTAAGCCAAACCATTTATTAGCTATTTCAGCTAACACAGGGTCTAGTAAACTTACTCCGTTATTTATACCGCCCATTAATTCAGATTCTGATAATGTGCCTTCTCTGCTTTCTCCGTTATCCCCTATTAAGTTACGCCAGTAATTTTTTCTATCTCGCCAATAACCCTGCCTAGTATCTAAAACGCTAAAAGGCGGCACTACAAAAGTATCCTGTAGTTTATTATGTTCTTCTTTTGGCTCTTGTTCAAAAGGAAAACCATCTAACCCCCAGTCCTCTAATTCTTTTATATCCCAATCGTTAGCTAATATATCCCAATCCCACTCTCCAAAGCCTACATTATCTTTTACTATAAATTCTTCTATTTGCTTATCGGTTAAGTTATCTGCTTTTATTATATACACTTCTTTTAGCCCTGCTTCTTTGCATGCTCTGTAACGCATATTGCCGCCCAGTATGCCCATCTCTTTATTAACTACTATAGGCCTTAGTTTTAACATTTCAGGAAAATCCTCTATACTGGTTACTAACTTTTTAAATTTAGCTTCTTTTATTGTACGTGGGTTCGTAGGGTTTGGGAACACTTTATTTATTGCAACTTTCTCTATCATAATTATATAACGTATTTTTTATTAATATTTAAACTCCGCAATAACCACTATCACAGTCATTAAAGTCATCTTCAAATAACTCAGTTTGCATGTTGTGTGCTATTATTTTATCATAAGTAATATTTTCTTTCCAAGTAGCACCGTTTTTACTTACACGTTCTTTACTTGCAAACCATTCAAGTTTATTAGGATGAATTTTACTCATTTTATTTAAAAGTATAAATTCTTTGTGCATACATCCTACACAATTATTCATCCACGCAAATCGTACATCTTTATCTTTCCAATAATTTTCAACAGTATCTTTAAAAATATTATCTTCTATTAGAGGAAAAGATGGTTTTCTCCAATCCATTTCTGACCATTTATTTCTACCGTTTTTAGAATTACCTATAATAAATTTATCACTTTCAAAGCCATTTGTATTTAACTTATTTATCATAGACTTTGCTCTATTATGTTCATTTGCTCTAAAACCTATCCTCATTTCTATTGGTTCTTTAATTTTATCAAACCAAAATTTCTTTATAGGTTCAACCTTTAGCTCAGTTGTGCAAAACCTACGCATGTATGATGGTAAAAATGTTGTTCCGTTTTTTCTTAAAATTATATCATCAAAAGTTTTACCAGTAACCCATTCAATCTTAGAGCCTATGTATTGTTCTAAATCTAACATGGTATATATAATAGTGTCATCTTCTAAAGTACCTATAAACTCAGTTCCTAATCTATCAGAAACTTCTTGGCGTATTTTAACATCAGGAAACATACAATTATTGTCATCTGTTCTAACAAGAGAAAAAACATTATAGTCTGCCTTATAATTTGCAGCTATGTAGCTTGATGTTTTACCTCCGCTTAAACTATTTACTGTTTTCATTTTTATTTATTTTGCCACTCCCAGCTATTTTGTATAGCTTTTAATTGCTGCTTAACATATATTAATTTATTATCCGGCACAGTTAAAACCATTCTAACAAGTGGGTTCTGTAGTGTTTTTTGCAGCTTTAAGTATTCGCCTTCTAAGCTGTTGTATTTGTTTTCTAAATAATTAAACCTATCTATCTTATCGTAAGGTATGCGTGTTTTAAACACAAACGTTTTTTCAAACTCTCCTAAATCTTTATTATCTCTTTTATAGATAGGAAACATTTTTACTAGGTGCATAGCTGATGCGTGGTCCATACTTTTCCCCTGTGAACAAAAAAACGCTGCAATATCCTTCCAGCGCATGTTAAGTTTTTCTCTTAGCAGGTAACAAACTAAGGCCCTGTTTTCTACATAGGGCCGTTTCCTAGTGTTGTCGTATATATTAATATTTGATAGCTTTTTTATTTTATTGCCAATATCTAAAGGTGTTAAATCCTTTGGTTTATTTTCTTCCATTATTCAGTTCTTAATTTTAAAAGGTTGTAGCACTCTATATATCTTTGCTTAGCCTTTCCTTTATATTGTTGTTTAAATAATTCGTATAGTTTTTTAGTGTACTGGTATTTAGTAGCGCATTGTTCAAAATATCTTTCAGCAAAGCGTTTTCCCTTACCCTTAAAGTAATTTACATTGTCTGCTGTATCGCCTACTATCATTTGCTCATAAAAATTGTATAGCGCTTCATCTTCTGTTATATCCAGTATCTCTTTATGCTTATAATGGTAATTGTATATTAAGCATGGAAACTGCTTATAGTCTTTATCTATGCTAACTATCATAACCTCATCTCTGCCTAGCTCTTGGCTTAGTTTATACCAGTACCTAGCCACTAGGTCATCTGTTTCAATACCAAAACCATATACACTATCGTACTGCTGCTTAACGTAAGCGTGCATATCGTGTAGTAAAGGCGGCAGCTCTTGCTTTTTTCTATTAGCCTTATAGCTGGTGTTTAATATCTTTCTAAAATTACCCTTAGAGCCGTTAAATGTTATAACCTTATCTACGTTATATATATCCTCTAAGTGGTTTACTATAGCCATGTACTGCTCATCAAACTTATTACGTGCATCTACAATATCAGTAAAGTATTTCTCATCATCCATTGTTTCCCTTTTACGGTAACAACTGGCAAAAATTAAACTGTCTGCATCTACTAATAATATCATTTAGCTAGTTCTTTATAAACCTTGTATCCGTTTTCTTGTAAAAACTCTACAGCTTTGTTAATTGCTTTTTCTTTTTCTCTAAAATGCTCAAATATTTGGTTTTCAAAAGCATGTGGCTTGTGCGGCATATTATATATCTTTTAATGTTCCTTTAATCATTTTTAAGTGCATGTCCTGCATCTTCTTATTTTCTTCTACAACTTGGCTTACTATAAATGGTAAGTCCTTAAAAAGGCTTTCTACGTTAATTACTAACCATCTTTCATTATCAAAGTCTCCATAACCTATATGTAATTCCCCATCGCTGCAATACAAATGATTAGTTTCATGTATATAAGTATGCTTTTTAGCTTCTGCTAATTGCTCCTCTAATTGCTTAATTCTGTTTTTTAAAGTCATTTTTTAGTTTTTAATGTGAGGGTGTGGGTTGGCTCTCCTGCTCCGTTGCAGCGGTTAAAAGTTGTACACCTTATAGCTATCCGCCTTGATTGTTTTGTACACCCTCTGTTAAATTAATTTTCTTTTTAAATATTCTAAAACTGTTACTTCTCTTACAGTTATTTCTTCTCCTTTTTTTTCTATTTGATTAATTTTTTCTTTTATCATCTGAGCTGTAAGTGGGCCTAACATTCTATCCCAGTAAGCATCAGGGTTTAAAGTTTCGTAATGATGTCTATTAAAATACATTTTTTAGTTTTTTATGTTAAATTTTAAAAAGTTTTTATTATCGCTTTCTTTTAGCTGCACGTTAATAATAACATCTGTTATATTAGGGTCTTGCTGGCTATATTCTTCTATAGCTCTTTTTAATTCTATTAACGTTGTTGATGTTATTTCCATGTTATTTATATGTTATATAGTAGCAACTTTACATTCATCTAGTTCATAAATACCGTTATCCCCACTAAAGGTAATGCTGTCTTTATATACACGTACTTTGCCGCCCTCGTGCATTTCTATATCCCAGTAGATATCGTTATGTTCTTCTTTTAACCATACCCATAGTTTATCCTCTAGGTTTTCATCCATCATATTAACCATTACTAAGTGGCCTTGTCTGCAATTTGATTGAAATAATTTTGTCATTTTTCTGTTTTAATATTACCTTAATTAGTAATACACAGCTAATATAACATTAATTCAGTTATAAACAAAAAATTTAATAAGTTTTTTATTTTAAGCCGTTATTCCAAATAACATTTAAATCACTTATCCACCTATTTATTTCTTTTGGATTGCAGGTGCAGGGCTTGTAGAAAGTGTGATTGTGATATCGTGAGTGCAAGTCGCAAACCAAATTAAATTCGGCTGGGGAGATGACATCGTTTTTTCCCATTCTAAATTTTGACCAATCTTCATAATCTATTTTTTTAAAGTTTACCATCTTTTTATTTTTAAATTGTTAAGCTTTTTCCTTCGCTTATCACAGTTGCACTTAGTGCCTTTAAAAGCGTGATAGGTTTCTACAATATACTTAATGCCAGTATATTTAGTTATGTAGTAAATAATATCTCCTAGTTTCATATCTTTAATTTATTAATGTTCCAAAATTTGCCCAGCTCATTTAGCACAAAGTTAAAGTCTGTATTACCTTTCCTCATGCGCCATTGGCCTTTGTAATAGTATTTAAAAACCTTACACTCGTGTAGGTGTATAAGTTTGCTGCTATTATACTGTTCATGCGTTACAAACAATACTATAGCTTTTTTAGTATGCCAGCTATCACATATCCTTTCTAGCACTAATTTTTGGCCAGTAGCCATAGCGTTATTAATTCTTTTTATTTCTATTAAAATTAATACCTCATTATCAAACTCCAAAACAGCATCAATATCTGTAGGGTGTATAGGGCCGTTCTGTACTCCGGTAAAATCTACTCCCTGTTTAATTTGTCCGCTGTTTCTTATTAATGTCATAGTATTTTTTTAAGTTTATCTTTTACTTTTTTATATGTAAAATAAAGTGCATAGTATTTAATTTTAGATATCCTAGAAAACTCTGCTATAGATTCTCCATCATTTATTATTTCAAAAACCTTTCTATCATACCAGTACATTTTAGCCAGTTCCTTTTCTACCTTATCGTAAGTTTCCTCATAATTAACATCGTTGTAACCATAATAAGTATCCCCATAATTAGCTATATGCTCATCTAAATCAATAATTTTTATATTCTTTTGTTTTCTTTTTAAATCAATAAATAACGTTTTAAGCGTTTTAAATATATAGTAATAGTTTATTTCATCTTTATACATTATATCTAAGCTGCCTTTTTCTAATTGTAACTGTATTTTTATATACATCTCCTGCGTAATATCCTCAGCTATTCTTCTAGTGCAGCCAAACGTGCAAACTATATCAACCCATGTTTCATGCTTTTTAGCTATTAATATTATTTTATCTTGGACCATTACGTTTTTAAAGGGTCATACAAATCATTTACTATTGTTGGCAGGCCAACTTCATTAACCTCAAAGCTAAACGTATTAAAAGCATAACCCCTGCTCCTTTTACATTTAACCGTTACCCACTCTTTATTAACAGTATTTGCTTCTAACTCGATATGAGTTTCACATTTTTTTTCTAGAAAACTACCTAAATGTCCTGTCATTTTAGTAGTACCGTAATTGTGATGAATTACGTTAATTATATGACAGTTAAACTTGGCAGACCATTCCATTAGCTTTTGCACTACTGCATTAGATTCCTCTAAACTGTTTACATCACTTACAAGGTCGGCAATTCCATCAATAATTACAAGTGAGGGAGTGTTTATTTTCTTTTGTAAGTAGTACTCAATAAACTCTAAACGTGTTTTATATCCTATAGCACGCAGGCCAAAAGTGTGATAAATATTAGGGTCTATATCTTTATCCATGTCGTAAACCCTTTTAAATACTTTTTGGCAATGCCATAAGCCCTGCTCAGTATCTATGTGTAATAAATGCCCTAAACCCCTGTGGCCTTTAATTTTGCCGCCATATATATTAGAGCCGCTTAAATAAACAGAAGCTAGTAAACTAATAAAAAAGGTTTTTTTTGTTTTAGGGGGAGCGCTTACACAGCTTAGGTTACCGTATGTGCCGATGGGTATTGGAAAGCTTTTCTCTCCTGTTTGTTGTTTAATTGTCTTTTCGCCTAAGGATAAAACTACTGGGGGATACTCTATACTTTGTTTTGTATTTACATAGCAGTCTTCTAAAATAAACTGCATAAGCATATCATGCTCTAATTGTTTTTCTGTCATAGGTTAGGTATAAAAAAAAAGGGTACGTAAAAATAAACATACCCTTTTATAAAGTTAAGTAAAAGGCTATTAAAATGGCAAATCAGAGTTTTCAACTACATGAGCTGATTCTGTGCCTGATATAATATCAAGCTTTTGTTCTTTTTCTGCTAATTTAATTTTTCCGGTATCCCCTACTGCATCTTTAATCCAAACCACCTTTCCATTTCCTAAGTAGGTTAAAGGCTTACCAGCTTCCTTTTCTTCCATTGTACGGCTATCAGTTACAGAAACATTGTTCCCATAACGTGTATCATCGTTAATAGATATTGTAAAATTATACCAAACGTTTCCGTCCTTTCCTTTTACAAATTTTTCTTTTGGCATTTTTGCCACATTAATACTCGCATTAATAATTGCACCCATAGTTTTTAATTTTTAGTTATTTATAAAGTTACTGATTTTTTTTTATTTCTTAAAATTATCCGATTCATCTTCGCCAAAAACTCCAAGTTCATAAAAGCCGGTAAGCTTTAGTACTGCTCGGCTCATAGCCCTTTTCTCAGCCATTTCTGCAACGTACCAACTGTTACAATTACCATCCTTATAGTTATCGCCTTTAAGCGCACTTCCAAAGGTTTCAATACTTTTACCTTCCTTAGCTGCATTAGCTTTAAATACTGCAAACTGTGGTTCGCATTTAATTACATCGTAATTTATTTGTATTTGCTCTATGGCCTGTATCTTGTCTATTCCCTGCCTAGTTATAATAACGTAGTGCTGGTGCTTAAATACATCATCTTTTGTTAAGTCGTATTTTTTATACAACTCTAATAGTTTATCTCTTTTCATGTTTTATGTTATTTTAAATTATTATTATCTGATACTTCTAGCATGGCTTCTAACCACATTACCCTAGCCTGTAAAGCTTCTACTCTGTATTTATATTCTAGTAATAAAGTATCCTTTGTTTGGTGTGAGTAGTTTGTTCTTACGTTATCTACATCCATTGTAAAGTGTCTAAGAGTGATTTCTTTTCTTGCAGCTTTTTGTATAAATCCATTTGTGAAAATGCATCTTGAAAAAGTGCAGCGTGTTGTAGCTGTAGTTCTAATAACCTAACCTCAGCCCTTACTTCATCTAATTGTGTTTTTTTCATTATTCTATTTTTATGTT